CAAGAACAAGTGAAAAAAGCATCATTGATTGACATTATGGCAGTATCGAATACAATGGGTCGTGGATTAGGAAAACGAAAATTGGAACCAATGATGAATGCGTATCCTGACATTTTGGTTTCAAAGGAAACTAACCAGGTGAAATATGAACAATTGCAAACAATCAATGGAATTGGAAAAGAAAACGCTCGTTCTTTTGTTGACAATATTGAGAATTTCAAAACGTTCTTAAAGGAAACGAAACTTACTCACAAACTGACTATACAACCACCTCAAAATATCATCACCAAACCCAAAGATACCAGTCATGTATTTTACGAAAAGAAAGTAGTTATGACTAAAGTGCGTGATAAGGAGATTATTCAAGCATTGGAAACTCACGGAGGAGAACTAATAAACACTGTAAATAAACATACTTGGGTTCTCATTGTAAAATCAAAAGACGATATTTCGTCAAAAACGAAAAAAGCGCAAGAACTCAACATACCAGTGATGACACCGGATGAATTCAGAGAGAAGTATATGAAAAATTGAAAACAATTTGATGAACTATAATAAACCAATCAATGTTCACCATATTAAACAGAACAACACCCAAACGAAAAACTACCAAGATGGACAATATCCTATGTGTTAATTGCAACCAGAAAGGGCATTTCCACACAGAGTGTCAATTTGACCTCTATGCATATGAAGCTTACCAACAACAAGTGGAACAATATAAAAGAGCAATGAAAATGATTCCTGAACAGTATTGGATATACGGTGACCCCGCAAAAGTGTTTCTAATGAACAATACCATCAAAGGGTATAGAACGCGCTTATATTGGAACAAAAAGAACAAATACATTACACCCAAACTGTAAATAAACATACAAAGACAATAAAAATAGGCACCATACCCCTATTTTTATTGCGAATCTACATAAATAGGATAAGAGTCAATATTCATTACTAATTCCTTGTCCACAGTTTCTTTCGATACATATTGTTTGAAAAATGGATAATCTAATTGTAATCCGGGAACATGATTATGAACGGTTCGCGCAATCATTTTATAAAGTTTGAATTGCGGATATCGTTCTTCTCCGTTTTTTTTGTATAAAATGTTCTTTTTAAAATCATCTCCAATCCAGCGTTGAATGGTGGTTTGTAATTCTTTACAATTCTTACAATCCTCATCCATAATGAAATCATAAATGGAACAAGATAATCTACATAAATCGAAACTGGGATTAGGATCTAGACGCGGTTTTGTGTCATCCATATAAGGTTCACAATTATATTGAGTGTGAGCATCTCCGCTTGGTGCAAAGCTATCACTACAATAAGTTCGTCCATTATATTTATAAATAGAACGTCCAAAATCAATTAATTTAAACAGTTTTCCAAACGTAGGAACCTTATACGTTTGTTGTTTGTATGTGTAATATAAATAAGGAATAGTGGTATCTACAAACATAACATTATTGGTATGTAAATCATTGTGTGTGAAGGAAAAACACTGTTGATATGTAACTAAAATCATTATAATTTGAAATAACCAAGCAGAACCAGATTCATCCGTCACATTGTTATGTTCAAACAAGTGGTCCAATGTGTTCGTACATTTTTCCATAAAAATCAGTTGTACAGGGAAATCATCAATATAAGCATACACTGGTGAAGAATCTTCACCGTCAGAATCATCACTAGATTCTTCCTCATCTTCCTCACATTGTTCCAATTCACTTAGTTCCTCCATCTCCGAATCACTGGTATTACAAATGGAAGAATTATCACTGTCATCATCACTATTGTGTAATTCTTCATTAATCTCCAATTCAGGAGGTGAAATATCGGTCACCAATTCAAGAGGAGCTAAGGCAGTATCATTATCACTGGAAAGGGATTCTAGGTTATTGTAAGTAATATTACATTTCAACGTAGAACCTTTAATAACTAGTTTATCACGTTTAGAACGTGTGCTATTAGAAACAAACTTTTCAATACAAACATTTTCAACAGTAAATAGTTTTCCCAGATGATCATTAAAAAATTCAGAATCCGTCAAATAGTCAAGATCATCTTCCACATCTATTTTAAATTTATGTTGAATTCCCAACAAAGAACCATAATAATCAAGACCGTGCACAAATCCATGATGATGTTTCATTTGATTGGTAAGAAAGCAAAAGAACCCATCTACATAAGAAGCATTATTACAGTCTAATAATTTAGGATGAACTGGTTCATTATTCACGGTAGAAGGTAATGTTCGCAAGTCATTATGCTTGTTATATTTACCAACCATGTATCGCAAAGGATCCAATAATGGAGAATATTTTATAAAAATAGGAGTTTCCACAACCTCTTTGCTATTAGACCTATGATAACTATGTTGTAAATCGACAATGTGATATGTGTGATTTAATGCAATATTCTCATTTGCCGAAGTATCAGTAATAAAGTGGTCATATAATGGGAAATAATGCTGTAAATTATATACGTTGTTTTTTAATTGGTCTTTTATAGTGGAAAAAGACTGTTCTCTTAGGTATTGTTCAGTAACAAATTTTTCTGATAATTGGGCTTTCATTAGAAGTATAATCCCTAAATACAAAATAAATGGTATATTTAAACCCATCTACCTAAAACTATTATTACAATAATTATTATTGTGATAATACAGTAAAATTATTTATTCTATCTATTTCTAATTGATATTTTGTATATATTGATAGATATTCTTCGTTTGAAATCAATGAAAAACTTGTAATTGATTAGTATACGTATGTCATTAGAATTAAAAAAATTTAACATGAGGGAAATTACATTTAGACCAAATGAAAACAAAGGTCCGGTAATTGTTATGATTGGTCGTCGTGATACTGGTAAGTCGTTCTTGGTAAGAGACCTTTTATTTTACCATCAAGATATTCCCATTGGAACGGTTATATCCGGAACAGAAGCAGGTAATGGTTTTTATTCCGAACACGTTCCCAAGTTATTCATCCACGAAGAATACAATACCGTTTTGATCGAGAATATTCTTCGACGCCAAAAGACAGCATTAAAGCAAATGAACAAAGAAATACAAACTTATAATCGCTCAAAAATAGACCCTCGTGCTTTTGTTATCTTGGATGATTGTCTATATGACCAAGGATGGACGCGTGATAAAATGATGCGATTGTTATTTATGAATGGTCGTCACTGGAAAATTATGCTGATTATTACTATGCAATATCCATTGGGTATTCCTCCTAACCTGAGAACAAACATTGATTATGTATTTATTTTACGTGAGCCGTATTTAACAAATAGAAAGCGTATTTGGGAGAATTATGCGAGTATGTTCCCTACATTGGAATCTTTTTGTTCAGTCATGGATCAAACCACAGAGAATTACGAATGTTTAGTGATAAATAATAATGCAAAATCAAACAAGTTAAATGAGCAAATATTTTGGTATAAAGCAGAAAATCATCCTAAGTTCCGTCTTGGTTCCAACGAGTTTTGGGAGATTTCTAAGAATATGGGGTCTGACGATGAAGACGAAGCATATGACCCAAGTAAATCAAAGAAAAAAAATACACCAAGTATAAATGTAAAGAAATCAAAGTGGTAAATACAGAGTATACAGTAATTATGCGTCTTCACGATAATTCCTGGGTTGATAGTCAGGGTCAAGTTCTTCTGTTAAAGAACGAATAATAAGTTGAGCAAGATCTTGTACATTATCTTCTTCATCGTCATTGTTAAATAACGGAGACTGAAAAGAAGCATCTGTATTGGTAATAGCAGAGAGATTTAAAGCAGGTATAGTTTCTGGAACGTTTGGAAAGGGAATTGGTGGGGGTGTTAGATAGTTGCTACTAGTGGATATCAAACGAGCCAAATTACCACCAGTGTTAGATGGAGTAGAATTATTGAAAGGAGGATTCAATATGGAAGTCGATGCAGATATAGATTCTGTTTCTCCTTCTTCCGAACTGCTACTACTGCTATATATGATGTGTCTACGTCGTCTTGGTCTTATTTCATAGGGAAATTCTTCGTTATGAATGAAATTAGTATCCAGATGGGAATTATATATATCATCTATAGCGGTTTGGTTGCGGTAAAGTTCCATGGTTAGATTGAAATAATAACTAGGAGGTGAGTTTGTATCAAACGAATGTAGGTGTCGCTTGCATTTTTTTCCAAACAATGGATTTTTTCTAATGATTTGATCCAAACGATATAATAGTTCGCGTTTGCGTTCGTTACATGTATAGCTATCGGACGAATAGATATATTCATAATACAATTTCAAGAATGGTCGCAATTGATTAGAAACCTCCTT